TGCTGATGGTGGCGCTGCCGGGCTGCGCCTCGATACGGACGCCGCGCGCGGCCGACTCGGCGGGCCCGGTCTGCTGGGGCTGTTCGGTCATACAGGATCTCCCGATACGAGGCCGCGGCGGCTGTTCAGGTCGGGGCGCGGGACCCACTGGCGGATACAGCCGTGGTGGGCGAGGGGGAAGGCGGCCGCGTCGTCTGCGGATCGGATGGTGCCGTCGGCATGGTCGGTGTCGGGGTGGGACTGGAATCCGCACTCCGGGCCGTCGATGCATTCGAACCAGTCGGCCTCGATGTCTAGGCGGCCGGTGTTGATGGCGCCGGCGTTCGCGGCGCTGACGCCCTGCCACATGAGGGCGGAACGAGCCCAGGCTTTGACGGGGTGGCGTGACTGGTCCGCGTAGATGACGGTGCTCAGCGGGTGGTCTGCGGTGAGTTTCGGGCTGTCGACGCGCGGGGTGCTGTATTCGACGATGACCTGCCGGACGGCAGTCTGCACTGCGCGGGCGAATGCTTGGGCGCGGCGGACTGCTTCGGAGATGCGCTGGATGAGGTCGACGTAGAACCCGGCGGTCAGGGTGGTGAGGGCTGCCTGGTGGGGGGTGGTCCAGCGGAACAGGGTGACGTCGGCGGCAGCACGCTCGAGGGCGCGCAGGGCGCCGTCGCGGTAGATGGTGGGCAGCGTGGTCGCGGCCCAGCGTTCGGTGAACGCGCGGGCGGACCGGTCGAACTGGGCGACTTGGCCGTTGAAGACGGCCAGGGCTGTACGGAAGCGGCTGGTGGCCTGGTAGCCGGGCCGGATCTGCTCGACGGCGCGCAGGAGGTCGTCCTGGGCGAGGGTGAGGCGTTTCCATTCCCGGGTGAGCTGGGCGACGGCGGCCGCGATGGCCAGGAGGAGTTCCTCCCGTCCGTCGACGGTCCGGTCGACTGGGGTGGGGGTGGTCATCGCCGGGGCCGTTCGCGGAGGAAGAACACGCCCAGCGCGTCGGGGTCGCTGGCTTCGGGGTCCACCGGGTCGTCAGGCGCCGGCGGCTGACCGGCTTCGAGTGCGGCGATCTGCCGTTCGTAGGCGGCGATGTTCGCAGCGGTGTTGATGGCGACGACAGACACGACGGTGATCCCGGACGGCTGGGCCAACAGGGCGGCGAGCCGTTCGCGGGCGATCTCGATGGCGACGGCGCGGGCGGTGCCGAGGCGGGTGTAGCGGGATACGAGGTCGGCCAGGTCGGTGTCGGTGCCGAGTTGGGCGAGCAGCCACGCTCTGACGGCGGTGTTCACTGCTGCCTCCATCCGGGGTGGTGGTGGGAAGGGGGTGTGCGGGTGCGGGCCCGCCGGGTGGCGCCCCCACCACTGGTGGCGGGCCCGCACGCCGCTAGTCGCCGCTGTTGCCCTCTCCAGCGGCGTCCCGGCCCCGAGACCGGCTTGACGCCGCGGTCTTCTTCGCGGCCGTCTTCTTGGCCGCGGATGCGGCCTGCTTGGTGTCAGCTCCGTCCGAGTCGTCCGAGTCGTCGCCAGAGGCGTCGTCCTCGTCGGCTTCGGCGGGGAGGTTCCCGTCGATCCAGGCGGACGGGTTCGTCACCAGGGCGGCCAGCCGCGGTTCCGGGCAGGTGCCCGGGTCGAGGATGACCGTCTCGTGCGTCTCCGGGTCCGTCAGGTGCACGCTCGTTGCGAGTTGGGCGCCCATGGCTCACCACACCGTCGCAGCGATGTGGATGTCGGGGGTGTACATGATGGGCATCGCCGCGGCGGAGCCCTTCGTCCACACCTCGACCGGGTCGTCCTCGTACCCGGAGGTGACGATGATGCCGGGGGCCTCCTCCTTGGTGATGGAGGGGTTGCCGCCGAAGGACAGCTTGATGCCCTCGGCGGTGAGGCCGTACTGGGTTTCGCCCATCTGGCGGGCGTCGGGCGGCAGCAGGAAGAACATGTTCTCCGGCAGGGGCCGCTTTGACGTGCCGTCGTCGAGGGGGATGGTGACGTCGTAGGCCTCGATGGGCGGCAGGTTGTACTGCGCGCGGACCACGTTGACGGCTTCCGGGGACAGGACGGCGGTCGGGGTGGCGCTGGGCGCTACGGACCGGTAGTACGCCGCCCGGTAGGAGTCGTTGGCCATGGCCAGCGACCTCGTCTTGTACGAGGTGAGCGCGCGGGTGGGGAGCGGTGCGCCGGTGGAGCGCAGGTACTCGATCCAGCGCATCTCGTCGCCGAGCATGTCGGCAGCCGGGTTGGTCCAGACGGTCCCGGCGGTCGGCATGTTGTTGGCCGGCACGTTGTGGTTGGCCTCGATGGTGAGGCCGTTCTCGCCGACCAGGGTGAACTTGCCGTCGACCAGGAGGTCGCCAGCGGCCAGCTCGAGGCGGTGCTTGATGGACAGGACGTGGGCGGCGGTGTCGTCCCAGATGCTGTCCTTGAGGTCCTCGCCGTCCATGCCGCGGGAGACGGCCTCAAGGATGACCTGGAGTTCGTCGATCGTGTACTTCTGGCCGAGCGGCAGAAGCTGACCCTCGGTCTCGTACCGCTGGATCTCGCGGTCGGCGACCTTGACCTGGGCGTTCCACGCCCGGTACGACGCGGCGGCGACGCGCCGCTTGGTGCCGCGAGTCTTCCACTTCACCGAGTTGACTGTGCGCTCGGGGAAGACGGACTGCGTCAGCAGGTAGTCGGCCGGCGTCTGGATCTGCCGTACGAACGCGTTGATGACGGTGGGGTTGATGTCGCGGAGCAGGAGCTCCAGCATGTCGTCAGCCATGTCGGGCCCCTACTCAGGCGGTCTTGTAGATGAAGTGGACGTTGGATCCGGCGGGTACGTCGGCCGGGTCGAAGGCGACGGGCAGGTACTTGGGGTTGACCTGGCCGAAGACCATGAGCGCCGCCTCGGACTTCGTGGCGCCCGGGTAGAAGGCGACCTCGGCGTAGAGGAACCCGGCGAACTTCTGGGTGCCGTCGGACGCGGTCGCGGTACCGCCCGCGGTGGTGGTGGCCATCGTGACGCCGGGGGTGGTGCCGCCGGTCAGGGATGCGGTGGCCGTGGCGGAGGCGACGTTGTCGCCGAGGTACTGGCCGCCGAAGGTGAGCGTGTACGGGCCGCCCGCGTTGCCGGTGACCTTGATGTCGCCCGGGTTGACGTTGGACAGCGCCTCGAGAGCCGTCTGCACGGCGGCCGCGGTGGCGTTGTAGGCGATGGCCGCGGTGGTCTGCCCGGAGAACGTGAGGGTGAACGTGCCACCCGTCGGGGATCCGGTGACCGTGGCGGTCTGGACCTCGTTGGTGACCGGGCTGTAGGGCTCGTACAGCGTGGTCGTGGTGTTGTAGCCGAGCGGGATGCCGGACTTCAGCTTGCGCTGCGGCTGGTGGGCGGTGCCCTCGACCCAGTGCAGGGTCTCGTCGAACGCCGTCAGGTCGAGAGTGATGGTCTCGTTGGTCTGCGACCCGAACGTGTTCATCAGCCAGCGGCGGCCGAACCCAAGGGTCTCTGTGGTGGTGTACGGCTGGATGGACACGCCGTGCCCCTTTCGCGTGTTCCGCGGGTGTGGGAGAGGTCGCCTGCCTGGCGCCGTCCACGGGGGTCAGGGCGTGGTCCCTTGGGTGGTGCTGGTCTGGGTCAGGCTGCGTCCGGGGCGCGCAGGCCCCGGTCGATGGCCATCTGCCGGGCGGCTGCGTTGATGGCGTCCTTGTCGCCGACGGGCTGGCGGGGGGCGTTGCCTCCGGCCGGGCCGCCGGACGGGGCGGGGGGAAGCGTCAGGGGGGCGGCCGGGGCGCCGAACAGTTCGGGCCGGCGCTGCTTCAGCTTGTCGGCGGCCGCGGCAAGGGTGGCGGCGTCGGCGTCCGGGTTGTCGCGCAGGTCGCGGTCCAGCATGGCGAGCGCGTCCTGGAGGTTCGGGGCGGTGACGTTTCCCTGGTCGTCGGCGATGTCGAGGGCGCCGAGCCGGGTGAGGGCCTGCTCGCGGGCCAGCGCGCGCCGGTCCGCGGCGATCTGGGCGCGGTCCTGGTCCAGCTTGGTCCGGTCGTCCTGGAGGGTCTGGGCCTGGGTGGTGAGCTCCTCCTGGCGGCGCTGCTCCTCGGTGAGGCGTTCCTTGCGGGTGACCTCGGCGTCCTTGAGGAGTTGTCCGAACTTTTTGGGGTCGAAGTCGTCGGGGTCGAAGGGCAGTCCGGCGGATTCGGCGAGTTCACGCAGGGCGGCGCGGCGGCCCTTGGAGTTCTCCCGGGCCATGATCTTGGTGAAGGCGCTCTGGGTCATCGGGGCGCCGGTGCCGTGGTCGAGGAGGACGGCTTCGTCCACGCCCGCGGTCTGCGGCGCGGCAGGCTGTGGGGTGGGAGGCTGCTGGCCTGCGCGGGCGGCGACGTCGGCCGGGGAAGGCACGGCGGGAGCTGCCGGGGCGGGCGCTCCGCCCTGTCCGCCGTCGTTGTAGAACACGGCGGCCGCGAGGACACCCGTGTACGGGTGCGCCCAGGCGGTGCGCGGGGTGGGGCCGAGGTGGTGCTGCGCGGGGCGACGCATCTGTCCAAGTCCTCCCAGACTCGTACTGTTTCCAGGCCCCGCGCCTGAGATCAAGGACATCACAGATGTCACGAGGTGTTCCCCCCGCTCCCCTGCTGCCCCTGCGCGGCCGGGCCCTGGGCGGCAGCGGCTGCGGGGTCGTCGGACGGCAGGGCGGGCAGCTGGACCGCGGGCGCTTCGGGCTCGTCGGGGGCTTCGCGGCCGAGGAACTTCGCGGTCTCGTCCACGTTGCCGAGGGCGTCGGCGAGGTTGCGGGCGTCGTCGAAGGAGCGGGCGTCGATCCGCTTGATCTCTTCCTCGGCGTCGTCGATGGGCCAGCCGATGTCCTGCAGCATTCGGATCGCCGTCTCCAATGAGATCAGCTTGTCGGTGCGGGCGTTGCGAATGGACTCGAGGGCTGCCGTCTTGTCGGTGGGACGGAACGAGCCGCGCACGATCTTCGCCGGGAGGGGGGTGATGCCCGCCCAGTCGGGGTGCTGGCCGGCGAGGAACAACCGTTGGACGAACTTGGGGAGGAGCCGGTCGGCGTGGTCGCGGGCCAGGCGCATCCCGGCGATCAGGGAGTCCTCCGGGCCCAGCGCCAACTCGAGAGCGTACCCGGACGGCATCTTGGACGGGTCCAGGGTGCCAAGGGCGACGGGCGGGATACGGACGACGTTCGCTGCGCGTTCGCCGAGGTCGTGGACCTGGTTGCGGAGTTCGGCGAGGTTGCGGCTGGTGTCGACGGTGGTGATGCCGCCGCCCTCGCCGAGCGTGAACACCAGACCCGGCCCGGCCTCATAGTGCTGCTGCCCGGACACCGACTTCCCGGAGATGCCGATCATCGGGGAGCCGGTGGTGGCCGAGGCGCGGCTGGAGTCGGTGTCGGAGCCGGACAGTTCGTCGAAGATCTGCAGGGCCTTGGCGAGGCTGGACTGCCCCCAGTGCTCCCCCGGCTCGGGCACGGTGTTGGGGACGTGGATGACCGGCAGGAAGTCCTGGTACAGGTCGAGGCGGTCGAGGATCTCGCCCTGCTCGTTGGTGGCGAAGGACGCCTTGCCCATGGGCAGGCTGTCGATGTCGACAGGGCCCTTGAGGTCGCCGAGGTCCCAGGTCGCGTCGGTGAGGTAGCAGGTCCTGAACGACGGCTTCTCGGACCAGGGGTACAGGCGGGTGATGGAGCCGTTGGCGTCGACCTGGTCGCCCTGGCCGAGGACCGGGGCGGACGGGGTGGTGTCGGTGGCTTCGGACATGACGGGGGCGCGCAGGGCCCGGCCGGTGCGGTCGACACCGTTCGCGGTGCGAGGGCCGATCCAGTCGAGGTGGTAGGTAATGCGGCGCAGCCGGGCCGGCAGCTTGCGGGCCTTGTCCTCCGGGAGTTCCCACGCGAAATGCACTTTGTCGGGGTAGTCGGAGCCGTCGTCGTCTTCCCCCACGACCGGGAAGTAGAAGCCGGGGTCGAAGGTTTTCACGCGAACGCGCTGCTTGTCGCCGTCCCAGTACAGGAGGTAGACGCCGTCGCCGAGGCCTACGGCCTTGCGTTCGGTCTGGAGCATCCGCATCGGCAGGAGTTCCTCGTCGGCCCACTCCCGCAGCAGCGTCTGGACGCGTTCTGCGGCCGCCGACTCCGGGGTCTGCTGGTCGCCTTCGGCGCCGGGCACGGTGATGATCTGCTCACTGCCCAGGACGTCCGAGGTCAGCTTGTCGACGAACATCGACGGGTCACCGAACTCGCGCCGGTCGCGGGCCGTATCCCCGTCGACGAAGGCCGACAGTTCGGCGACCTGGTTGTGGTCGTAGGCCTTCAGCAGCTTGTAGGAGGCCAGGCGGCGCTCGTCGGCGGCGGGGACCCAGGTCGCGGCGGCTTCCGGAAAGGCGCGGCGGTGGGGCATGCCGAGGCTGTCGGAGAAGATCGGCTTGTAGTTCAGCCACGACCAGCCGTCGATGACGGCCTCTCTCAAGCCGGTGAAGAGGCCCACAGCGATCCTTCCGCTATCCAGGCCCCGCGCCTGTGATCAGCGTACGGGCTGGGCATGGTCGGGTTCCCCCGGCTGTTCGGGCAGCGGGACCGTGCGGCGGCCGCCGTCGTAGTCGACGGCGTGCCCGGCGGCGACGAGGTCCGCGTTGAGGGTGCGGGCGCCCGCGGTGATGGTGCCGAGGATCCGCCCGTACTTCTCGGTCTTGTCGAGTTCGGTGCGCAGGATCAGGTCGGGCCCGTTCTCGGCGAGCCACTGGGTGGTGAACGCGGTGGCGGCGTCTCCGGCCGGGCTGCCGTGTTCGGGGCAGTTCACGCCGAGGAGTCGGACGCGTTCGTGGATCTGGATGTGAAATCCCAGGTCGGCGAGGACGTCCAGGGTGTCGCCATCGACGACTCTGGACAGCCGCGCAGCGTAGACATACATCGGGTTCTCCTATCGGCGGCCGCGGAGGCGTTGGTCGCGGTAGTTGGAGGTGCCGAGGCCCTGGGTGGAGGGGTCGGCGAGTTCGGTGAGGGCGTGGACGGCGGCGTCCATGCGGTCGGGTGAGTCCATGCCGGGGATCCAGGTGACCATCTGGCCCTCGAGGCGGGGGAATTCGCCGAGGTGGTGGACGAGGCCTTGGGCGTAGAGCTGGGCGATGGGTTCGGCGCGTAGCCGTTTGCCTTGCTTGGCGTGGACTTCGATGATCGATGGCATGAGGAGGCCGCGGGTTTCGCCTCGTTCGGCAAGCTCTTTCCAGGCCTGGCGGATGATCTGCTTGGCCATGTCGCCGCCGAAGTTGGCTTCGACGACGATGGCGTCGGCCTGGTACTCGATGGCGAGTTGGCAGGCGGCGAGGCCCCAGGTGTCGGCGCCCATGCGGTCGGATGCGTCGGCGAGGAGGTAGAGGTGGCCTTCGCGGTCGCGTCCTGCTGCGCACAGGCCGGCTTCGTCGTTTCCGTCTCCTTCTCCGCCGGCGTGGTCGACGGCGACGATGCTGCGGGTGAGGTCGATGCCGCGGAACGCCATGGGGGTGATGCGGTGGTCGGTGATCCATGGCCATTTCCACACGCCGCCCTCGAGTGGGCGGGGTTTTTGCATGTAGAGGGACCACCAGACGCGTTCCCCGACGGCGCGGCGGATCTTCTGGAGGGCTTTGGTGCCGTAGCGGATGGGCCACAGGGGGCGGCCGATGTCGCGGCCGAGGGCGTCGTTTTCGCTGTCGGCGATGGCGGGGAGGTCGAGGATGGTCCAGTCGTCGGCGTCTTCTCCGGCGAGGATGCGGCCGGCGAGGTCCTGTTCGTGCCAGCGGGTCTGGATGACCAGGATGGATCCGCCGGGTTCGATGCGGGTGTTGAGGACGGATGTCCACCAGTCCCACAGGCGGCGCCGCATGGTGGGGGATTCGGCGTCGGCGGCGTCTTTGATGGGGTCGTCGACGACGGCGAGGTGGGCGCCCTTGCCGGTGAGGCCGCCGCCGACGCCTGCGGTGACGAGGCCGCCTTCGAGGCGTTCGCCGGTGTCGGGGTCGGCGAGGTCGAACCGGTTCGCCGCTTTGCTGCCGGAGTGGAGGGCGAGGCCGATCTGGGGGCCGTAGGAGACGATCGCGTCGCGGATCCACCGTCCGTGGTCGTCGGCGAGGTCCGCGGAGTATGAGGCGATCATGACGCGGTGGTCGGGGTGCCTCGACAGGTACCAGAGCGGCGCCCACCGGGCCGCACGCCGGCTTTTGCCGTGCCGCGGAGGCATGGTGATGAGGACCTTGCGGGGCCGGCCGCGGGCGATGTCGCGGAACACCTGGTCGATCAGGTCCAGGTGGCGGGCCTGCTTCTCCTTCCCGTCGGTGAGGATCGCCGACATGGCGCCCGGCGACCGCTTGAGGGCCATGTCGCGTTCGACCCCGGCGAGGACGGTGCGGACCTCTCCACTGGCCCGGCAGGCGATATGGCGGCGCTGAGCCCGGTTCAGGCGCCGGTACTGGGCGACCAGTTGGAGTAGCTCCTCCGCTCCCTGGACGACGTCATCAACGTCCTCGTCGTGCCCCGGGCCGACGTCAGGTGTCGTCGCTGTGGTCATCCAGTGCGCCTTCGTCGCCCTCGTCGGGGGCTTCGTCGTCCTCGGGATCGGGGTCGCCTGCTGCTCCGATCAGGCTGCGGAGTTCGGCGATGCTGGCCTGGCTGATGGGGACGGCTCCCCCGCCGGGCCCGGACACCTCGGCGCGGATGGGTTCGGCCACCCCGTACAGGCGGATCCGTTCGGCGATGAGCCGGCGGGCCGCCTCGACGGCCTTGAGGTCGCCCTTGAGCGCTTTGGGCCACACGGCGGCCAGGAGGCGTTCGAAGCGGGCTCCTTCGACCTCGCGCAGGTTCTCGACTGCTTCCTTCTCTTCCAGCCGGTTGCGCTGGATGGCGCGCCAGAAGTCTTTGCGGGCAGCGCCGTCGTCGGCGTAGTCGAGGCGGTCGGCGATGGCTTCGAAGTCCATGCCGGCGAGCTTCAGTGCGATGAGCTGCTTGCGTCGCTGCGCGGTGACGGCCTGCTGGGCTTTGGATGCGGGCATCAGTCGTCACCGTCCTGGGCGGTGGTGAGGTCGTGTTCCTCGCCGGCTGCCTGCTGGTGGGTGTGGCTGCTGTGTGCGCTGGTGGTCATGGCGGTGGGGGCTCCCGCTCGTATGTCTGACTGTCAGGCCCCGCGCCTGCTCCTGATGATCCCTGGTTTCCTCCGTTTCCTTCCCCCAGCAGGGGTGTTGCGCGTGGCCGGGAGGGGGGCCGGGTCGCGGGCCGGCGGGCGGTGCTGCTCCCCGAATTAGGTTGTCCATCTCATGTTGACGGCCCATCGGGGCTCCGTTAGATTGTCCATATCAACACGACAACCTACGGAGGGAGCACCGATGCAGAACCTGCGGAGCCTGACGGACAACCAGCTCGCCGAGGTGTACAGCGACGGCGACGAGGCCACCCAGGCCGCGGTGCTCCGCGAGGCCGCCCGCAGGGACCGCAAGGACGCACAGACCGCCCGCGACAAGGCCCGCTGGGCGGCCGTGAACGACCAGTGGATGAGCTGGGCCGAAGCGCAGTTCGCCGCCGCCGAGGCCGAGTGCCGCGGATACCTGCTCAACAAGGCCGGCCAGGCCGAGGGCATGACCCCGTGGACGCTGTGGACCGGCCCCGCAGCCCGCGCGACGCGGTACGCCTCCGAGGAGCTGCTGGAGTTCTGGGACACCCACCCGCGCCTGACCGTCAGCGAGTACCGCAACGAGCTGCGCCGCGCGAACCACGACCAGCCGGCCGCCTGAACCGCCCATCCCACCCGCCGAAAGGACACGACCATGACCGACTCCTCCTCCACCACCCGCTTCCAGGCCCGCAAGGCGCGCTCCGGCTGGTACGTCCAGGACTCCGTCACGGGCGACGTGTGGACGGGACTGTCCCGGCCCGGTGTGGACAACCTGATCGGCCACCTCGCCAAGGACAGGGCGTCCGCCCCGGTGGTCACGGCGGTCGCGGACGAGCCCGCCACCGCGGACGAGCCCGGCCAGCAGCCGCTGTGGGTGGAGATGATGGGCGCGGACTTCGGCGAGAGCCGTGGGCCGGTGCAGGGTTCGCTGTTCCAGGCTCCGGATGCGTGCGGAACGCTGGACCTGTTCGCCGCCATGGGCGAGTAGCTTGTCTCTATCAGAACGACTATCTATGGAGGTTGTGATGGGTGCTGAGCCCGCAGGGCTGCCGGACGCCGACGAGCTGATCGCCGTGGCGCAGGGGGCGCTGGCCGGCGGCACGGCCGACGACGCGCGCCGCGCGCTGGACGCTTACGCCCCGGCCGTCGACACGCTGGTCGATGCGGCCGCGGCCGCGGCGTGGCTGGGCATCTCGCCATCCTCCATCTACCGCGAGCGCTCGCGCGAGCGCGCGGACGGGACGCCCGGCTGGCCCGACCCGGACAGGAAGTTCGGCCGGTCGGGGGTCTGGAGCTACCGGACGCTGGTGCTGCACCGGGCGACGATGCCGGGCCGGGGTTCGGCCGGCCGGGGTCGTCCGCGTCGGGCCGGCCAGTCGGGTTGACGGGGTTCTCACCCGGAAGATAGGTTGTCCATATGGACGAGACAAGCTTTCAGGATGCCCTGTTCGCCACGGACACCGAGCCCACGCCGTACGTGCTCACCGTGAAGCAGCCCTGGGCGTGGGCCATCATCCACGCGGGCAAGGACGTCGAAAACCGCAGCAGGCCTGTCAACTACCGGGGCAAGCTGCTCATCCAGGCTGGCAAGAGCTACGCCCCCGAGGGTGACAAGTACCTGCGCGATCTGGGCATCACTCCCCCGGCCGACCTGCCGCGCGGCTGCATCATCGGCTCTGTCGAGGTCGTCGGCTCCACCAGCCGGTCCACCTCCGAGTGGGCCATGGACGGATACCAGCACTGGCTGCTCGCCGACCCGAAGCCTGCTGCGCAGCTCCTGCCGTGCCGGGGATCGCTGAGCATGTTCCGCGCCCCCGAGGGTTGGGAGCAGGCGTTCACGTCGCCTTCGGGGGCATGAACTCGAAACTGCGCGTGAGAAGGCGTCGGGGGTCGGAGTAGCGCTTCCTCAGCGAGCCCGTGAGGCTCTTGCCGGGCTTTCCTGTACTCACCTTCCCGGTCTCGCGCCAGCGTGGGGAGCGCACGCAGTAGGCGATGACTGCCGGATGGGCGACAACTCGCCTGTAACGGCAGCCTTGCTGGTACAAGTGCTGGCCGATCCATTCGGAGATACGGCCGCTGATCCCCAGCCCCTGGTAGTCGGGCAGGACGACGGACCGGTGGTCCATCTTGATGTTCTTCGCCTGGGCGTGCGGGAAGTGCATGTAGGCGCTGAAGGCTACGAGGTCGTCACCGATGAAGCCGCCGAAGCAGCGTGCGGAGCGGTTCAGGTCGGCGCTCAGATAGTGATGGCGGCGAAACAGCGGCCAGACGGTGTGATCGACCTGGTGGATGCGGAGTTCGAGCGCGGGGTGGGGTTGAACCTGCCTCCACGCGAAGGAGTTGGCCGCGACGTCGAACACCCAGTCGGGCTGGAGCCAGTCGGTGACGTCGTAGTGGCAGGTGACGGCGACGAACTGGCGGTCCTGGCGGCGCACTGCCTTTTGCACCGTGTGGGAGGCGACCTTGGCGACCTGACGGTCGACGACCGAGGTGAACTCGTCGACGACGACCAGGCCGTCGGTCTCGGCGAGGGAGCGGGCGATGGAGGCACGGAACGCCTCGCCGTTGGACAGCGTGTGGTGCGGGCGCATCCACGCGGGCGGTGAGCCGAGGCCGACCGAGGTGAGCAGACCGATGATGTCCTTGATGCTCATGCTGGCCGGGAAGTCGTCGAGCAGCGACGCGTCCGGGGACCATACATAGTTCGCGGCCATCTCCTCGGGCCACACGTGCCGGGCCAGGGTGGACTTGCCTGCTCCGGAGGGTCCGACGATGAGACCGACGTTCCAGGGCCGGTCCTCGATGGGCAGGTTCGCGTCGAGGGTGTGGCCGGCTTTCTGCTCGATCGGGACGTCGAACATGCCGGCCATCTGCAGGACGCGGGCGGAGCTGCAGACGGTGGTGCTGACGTTGACTTGTGCGCGCATGCCGGGGTGTCCCTTCTATGCCATGAGGGCGCGGACGCGGCGCCCTTCGGCGGCCAGCCGCTCGAGGAGTTCGGTCTGCTGCTGCTCGTCCAGGCATTCGACGATGACGCCCCACGTTGCTTCGGTGTCCTCGATGGGGGCGTCGCCCTCTTCGGGGAGCTGCGGGGGGACGATCAGTGCGGCGACGTCTTCGTCGGTGTATCCGGTGCCTTCGTAGTCGCCGTCGAGGTAGGAGATGAGTTCGGCGAGGGCGTCTTTGTCGTTCTCTCCGAGCTCGGCGGTGCGGTTGTCGGCGAGGTTGATCCGGCGGGCGGTGTTGTCGTCGCAGACGACGACTTCGCAGCGGGCTGTCTCGTGCCCTTCGGCGGCGAGCCCCTGCATGGTGTGGTTGCCGGCCAGGACAATGAGGGGGCCGTCAGGGATTTCCCGGACGACGAGCGACCTGTACTGGCCGTTGCGGCGGAGGGATTTGCGGATGGCGTCGACGTCGCCGCGTTTCGCGTTGCCGGGGAACGGGGTGAGTTCATCCAGGGGGATGTCGGCGGTGCGGACGTAGGTGACGCCGGCGTCGGAGTCGGTGCTTTCGGTCATGGCGGTGGGGCTCCCGCTGTGTGGTTGTCAGGCCCCGCGCCTGTCACAGATGATCGCCGATTTCCGTGGTTCTGTTCCCTGCGCCCTGGTTGGGGCGTCACGATGCCCGGCATGAGAGATGTGCGTGTGAGGGGGGCTGTGGCGGCGTGTGTGGCTGCTGCGGTGGTGGTGTTGGCGGGTTGCGGGGGCGGATCGGACGACGGCGGGAAGTCGAAGGCGTCGCCGTCGGTGTCGGCGGTGGGTTCGTCGCCGCCTGCTGAGGTGGAGCCGTCGCCGACGTATCCGCCGGGCCCGGAGGGGGATGTGGACCGGGCCGTGGATGAGGCGGGTCTGGTGTATGACGATTCGTCGTACACCGATGCGGCCGCGTTCGTGCAGGACATCTGCGACTCGATGGTGACGCAGTCGAAGAACTGGAACCCGGCGCAGTGGCTGGCGGAGGGTGGCTATCTCGGGGATGACGGGGAGCAGATCCTGGATGTGGGGGTGCCGAAGCTGTGCCCGCGGTGGAAGTCGGCGTTGAAGCAGGCGGAGGCGGGGACGTACGTGCGGTTCATCTCGTCTGGGGAGTTCGAGGTGAAGGCGGATCCGGCGCCGTATGACTCTGACAGCGATTCGGATGTTGAGGAGATCAAGGCGGGCACGTATGTGGCGCGGGGGCATTTCTCGGACTGCTACTGGGAGCGGACCGGGGCGGACGGTCAGATTATTGAGAATCGTGCGGTGACTCAGGCGACGCGGATGACGGTGACGTTGCGGGTTGGGGAGCTGTTCTCGAATGACTGCGGGACGTTTCGGCCGGTCGGCTGACCGATCCCGGATACGCGAAGGTCCCCGCCGCGCTCCCGGGGGGTGGGGTGCGGGCGGGGCCGGGTGCTCGGCCTGCCTGGGGGGATGGGCGGGTTCGAGCGGTGGGGGTGTGGGGGTTACGGCCTGCCCCGCCCCGGCGCGGGGGTGCTAGGACGGGACAGGCTGTGCACTTTTGATGGTGGGGTATGGCCGCGCGTTTGTCCGAGGCGCTTCCCCTCTGGGTGCTACTCCCCTGCGTCCGGGCCGGGTCCCGGGCCGTACTTGCCGCGGACGGCCTGGCCGCTGCCGGGCATGCGGTGGATGCGGCCTTCCTTGACCATCCGGGACAGCCGGTTCTCGAGCGTGGAGGAAGTCAGCCCGGTGAGGCGCTCGATGTCGTCCTTGTGCAGGTAGTTGACCTCCTCCCCCATCGGGTCGGCGGCGTCCTCGAGGACGGTGAGGATCTTTTCGTCTGCGTTGGGCCCCTTCGGCGGTCCGGTGAGGGTGGCCCCGCCGCCGGCCTGTCCCGTCTCGCCGTCTTCGTCGTCCGGGAGGATGGAGGTCCGGCCGATCTCGTCCGCGCGCTCGAAGTCCGGCCAGTCAGCGGGGTGGGCGATGGCGGTTTCGTCGATGTAGGGGGCGGCGGACTCGAGGATGAAGTCGCGCATCATCTCGGCGGCTCCGCCGGGGCCCAGGGTGTAGCCGAGCCCGTAGGTGGATTCGGGGTCCTGGAGGGCGACGCTCTCGTCGTAGATGAGGGGCCGGTTGACGTCCCAGGCCGGGGGGATCTGGCCGGGGTCGACGCCTTCGAAGCCGGTGGTGACGAGGTTGGACTGGTCGGAGTCGGTGCGGAGCATGACCAGGGAGCCGCCCTGGATGACGTTGGTCCGCAGGGCGGTTGAGCCGCCGAGCTTGTCGGCGTTCACGGCCTGGTTGACGATGGTGAGGATGATGCCGAGGGAGCGGGCCTTCGCGGCCAGCGCCTCCACGATGATCTTTGCTTCCTTGCGGTGGTCGACCAGCTCGGACAGCGGGACGTGGGCTTCGTCGAGGATGACGCGGACCCAGGGGCGGTCAGGGGTGGCGATGAAGTTCTTCATCTTCAGCCGTGCGGACTCGGCGATCCGCCACTGCATGAGGCCGTAGGAGACGCGCAGGGCGTGCATGCACTGTTCTTCGCCGATGCCGGAGTAGCAGGCCATGGTCTCGACGTCGGGGTTGGAGGAGCCCTTGGGGTCGGCGTAGATGATGGCGTGGCCGTTGACGTGGTCGGCGAGGGCGACGATCTGGATGAGGCCACCCTTGCCGGATCCGGTGACGCCGGCGATGAAGAGGTGCTTGGCGCCGAGCTTGGGGTCGACGAACTGGATGCGGGCGGGGAATCCGGAGACGTGCTGGCCGATCTGGACGTAGCCGCCCTTGGAGATTTTCAGGACGTGGGTGCCGGGGAAGGGGACGCCCTCCTTGAGGGGGTTGTGATTCATCTTGCGGACGGTTCCGCGGCGGGGGTCTCCGGGGACGGGTGCGTAGGAGCAGAGCAGGGTGTTGGTGCGGAGCGCTCCGGCGAGGGCTGCGCGGTCGGGGACGGGGAGTTTGTCGAGGTTCTCGCCAGCGACGACGTAGGCGACTTCACCGCCGGTGTTGGGGTCGGTCTGGACGTCTTCGAGGTGGGTGCCGGCCATGACGCCGCCGGTGCGGGCGGCCCATTTGCGCCAGGCGCCCTGGAGGGTGCTGGTGTCGAGTTCGGCGGGCGGCGCAAGGTTGACGGTGATGTGGCGTTCGCCGGAGTGGGCGCCGTCCTCGAAGGTGATCCAGGCGGCGCGGACCTGGTAGGGGGTGGACTGGTAGGCGCTGGAGACGGTGTCGGCGGTGACGGTGACGGACTGGCCGGCGGGGGCGGTGATGGTGCCTTTCCAGCGGGTCGTGGACAGGGTGCGGATCTCGATGTTCTGGCTTTTGTGGGTGCCGTTGTCGAGGTTGGAGATGATCTGGTGCCAGCGGTAGGCGATCTGTTCGGCGGGGGTCAGCGGTCCGGCGGCTGCCTTGGGTGCGGGGCCGACGGGGGTGGGGGCGGGCTGTTTGGGGGTGCGGACGCGGCCGAGGACCTTGCGGAGTTTGAGGGGGACGAAGCCGACGGCGGCCAGCCAGCCGAGGGAGACGATGCCGGGGATCGGGTTGGCGGCGATGTCGGCGACGCCGAGCATGAGGGCGTCGGATCCTTCGCCGCCGAGGAGGGCGCCCATGGCGAGAGCGACGCCGCTGGTGAGGGTGGAGATGGCCATGGGGGTGCTGTGCGCGCGGAGGATGTCCGCGGGCAGGTGGCGTTCGAGGCCGGGCGGTAGCCGGTTCATGTAGGTGGCGGTGGTGAGGGCGGCCGCGCCGCCGTAGGCGATGGTGGCGAGGAAGGTGGCGCTGGCGTCGAGGAGGGGGATGCCCGCGCCGATGGCGATGGGGGCGGCGCTGGTGGCGATGGCGATGCCGCGTTCGGTGCTGCTGGCGGCCGGCCTGCTGGCGGTGTTCGTGTTGCTCGTCATGGCGGATCTCCTTCGCGGGGCTGCGGGCGGGGTGGGGGGGGGTGGAGGTTCTACTCCTGGGTGAGCCAGTCGTTGTCGACGTCGTGGATGCCGGAGGCCGGGGAGGCGTTGACGGCTTCGTGGATGCCCTGGTGGGTGGCGACGGCTTCGTCGTGGCTGGTCCGGGCGAGGCGGGTGGTGGTGTCGCCGGCGGAGGCGTACCGGATGGCCTGCTCGGACACCCCGGTCATGGTCTTGGCGAGTTGGTGGGTCTCTCCGACGGTCTCGGTGTCGACGCGTTTGGCGGAGATCCCGTCGGCGATCCGGCTGGTGTCGGTGGCTTCCTGCTCGATGAACTGGGCCCATCCGCGGAGGGCTTCGGCGTCGGCGAGGATCTCGTTGCCGAAGTCGGTGACGTCTCGGACGAACTGCTCGTAGCGGGTGTCGGTCATGGGGCTCACTTCCGGTACCAGTTGAGTTCGGCGGGCTTGGTCAGGGGGCTGTCGCAGACGGCCTTGTAGATGCCGCCGTAGCGGATCTCCACGTTGACGAGGACCACTTGGGTGTTCTCGGCTGCGCGGACGACGCGCTTGTGGAGTTCCTGGGCTTCGCGGATCTGGATGGTGGCGGCCTCGTGGAGGCGGGTGAGGACGCCGACGAACCGGTCGCCGCCTTCGCTCTTCAGGTTCTTGGCCGTCTCGAGGAACTTCAGGGCCTTGGCGGCCTGCTGCTCGGCGTGGGCCTGGAGCTGGCGGGTGCCTTCGGCGGCCTTGCCCATGCTGGTGGCTTTCTCGCCCAGGCGTCGTTCGTACTGTTTGAGGTTGCGGACCTCGCCGCGGGTGAAGGTCCGGCCGCCGTCCAGGGTGATGTGGTCGGCGGTGACTTCCTTGACCTCGATGGGCTGCGGCCCATCGGGCTGGTGGTCGGTGCTGGACGCGGTCACGGGCTGGTCCTCTGCTGCTCGCTGCTGCTTGCGGTCGGCGCGTGCCTGATCGAGACGCTCCTTTTCGCGCTGGGCGGCTTCGCTGCGGTCGTGGTGGCCGTCCTTGAAGCCGTCGCGGTAGGCGTTGATGTGGGCGGTGACCGTGGCGGTACGGGCTCCGTCGCGGTAGCCGGCTTCGCGGGACGGCTGGGTCTTGGGCGGCGTGCCGTTCCGGTTGCCGGTGGTCTTGGACCGGTCGGCAGCTTTGTCCTGTCCGGTGGTCTTGGGTGGCGTGGTGCCGTCCTTGGGCGTGCTGGTCTTGCCCTTGGCGTTCGGGGTGTCCTTCTTCGCCAGGTCGGTCTTCGCGCTGTCGCTGCTGCCCTGCTTGGGTGCGGCGCCTGACTGGCCGCCGCCGGTGTTGCCGGTGCCGGCTGCGTTGTCCTTGCCCGGGGCGGGCGCGGGAGTCTTCTTCGTGCTGGCGGTGCTGTCGCCGTTCTTGGGCTTCTTGTCCTTGGTCAGGCTGATCCCGGAGGAGTCGCCGCAGGTGGCCGTCTCCGTCCTGGTCCCGGGCCCCGTCCTGGTCTTGCCCGGGGTCTTCTTGCTGCCGGAGCCGTTGCCGGTGGCCTCGTGGTGTCCTTTGGTGTCCTTCTTCGGCTTTGGTGTTGCCTCGTTGTTGCCGTGACCGGACGAGCCGCCGGCCCCGCGCCCCGCACCGGAACCGCCCGCCCCGGAGGCGGTACCGCTGCCGGAGCGGCCGTTGGACTTGGAGCCGCCCGCGCCCCCGCTCCCCGAACTGCCGCCTCCTGACCTGCTGTTCTTCGGCCCGGTGGGCCCGTTGGACTTTGATGAGGAGTTTCGGGATGACCCGTTGGAGGGGCCGCCACTGTTCTTTGTCTTGGAATCCGTGGACTTACCCGCGGATGTCCCTGAATTCGTGGAGCCGCCCACGAACTTTTCGGACCGGTTGACCGTGCGGGATTCCTTCGTCTGGTACGCCTGCGCCTTGGCCTTTTGAATGTCGAGGCGCTTATTCCGGGCGTCGCCGCCTTTCTTCCACCGTTCGATGGCGGCGAGAGCGAAAGAACGCATGACGCCGGTCTGCTGCTTACTTTCCTTCGCCCCGGCGCCTTCCTGGGTGTCGTTCTGGTAGGTGGAGCTGGAGGCGCTGGTGTGGGCGGGGTCGATGGTGTCGGGGGTGGTGGCGGCCGGGTCGAGGTTGAAGGAGGCGGAGGTGGGGCGGGCGGGCTCGATGGGGGCGAGCAGGCTCAGGCCTCCCTTGCCGGGAAGGCTGTTGGGGGTGTCGGTGGCGGACGGGCCGCCCGGGTCGGGGACGGCGGCCGGCGCGATGTCGCTTGCCATCTCAATCCTTACTGTGAGTAGTTCCTCCCGGACTCCCCCCACTCAGGAGAAGGCGGATCATGCCCGTCCTGGCGTGGGGGGATCTTGCAGTTTTCCGTCGGGTAGACCGGCGGGAGTAACTACGCTTCGTGACTGCGGGTGCCGCGCTTGACCATGACGACCAGACCGACGACGAGGACGCCACCGACGACGAAGACGCCGTTGTTGATGCCGCCCGAACTGGCGCTGGAGGACGCCGCGGCCTGCATGTCCGGGTTGCTGGCGTCCGTGTACTGGGTCTGGCAGGCCTCGACGATGTCCCGGTAGGACGACTCGAGAGACTTGCCGACCAGGTCCTTGCTGGACGCGACGCAGGCATCGACCTGCTTCTGCCGGACACTGACCGTGCCCGCCTGGGTCTTGTTGACCTGGGTCTGCAGCTTCAGCTTCTGCAGCTCCAGGAGGTCCTTTTTGTAGGCGATTTCCTGCGCCCTGGCTTCGCTCTCGGCAGCGTTCGCCGAATACACCTGGTAACCGACCAGCCCGGTGGTGGCGATGGCCGCCGCACCGAGGGCGAGAGCCGCCTTTCCACGCGGCGTGAGACCGGCCTTCGCATTCGCCGGACGGGCACCGTACGGATTGGTGTCGACGGTTTCCGGGGTGAATTCCCTGCCCATCATCTGGTCGAATTCGTCGGGGCGGTTCACGGTTATTCTCCGTTCTTTCGTGCCGCGTTCGCGGACAGGGTGATGAGGTGGCTGACCTGCGGGAATGTGCGGCCGGTGTGGTCGTTCCAGGCGTGGAAGGGTTCGTGGACGCCGTGTTCGCGCAGGGTCTGCTGCATGTAGTCGACGGCCCGCGCCCGGGCGGCGGGGGTGACGTGTCCGGTGTGTTCGAGGAGGGTCTGGGCGCCGCGGATGCACATCCGGCCGGTGGGGCTGAAGTCGAGGCTGCGGGCCCAGCCGTAGCGTTCCAGGACGGCCAATGTCTGGGCGAGGTGGTCGGAGGGGATGAGGGGGGTCGGGTTTTGCCACAGCCCCCACGCCTCGGCCAGGTTGCGGACGCCGCGCGGGACGAGCAGGTGCCAGCGCGTCGGCCAGTCCGGGGCGGCCGGCTGCGGGACCGGGGCGGGCCGGGTGGGGGCAGGCCGTGCGGGCGCCGCGGACGGGGTGGCCGTCCGCGAGGCCTGCGGGATGCGCGTGGGGGCGGTGCTCATGCGGAGTGTCGGTTCCTTCCGTGTCGGTGCCGACCGGTGGGTGACGGTCACGGGTTGCTACCGGTGACCTTGGTGTGGATCTCCTTGTAGAGGGCCCGAATGTCGTCGGTCTTGAGCCCGTAGCCGGACTTCCGCCAGGCCTGCTCGAAGGCGTTCTGGGAGGGAGCCGGGCCCGTGCCGCGGAGGTCGAAGTAGAGGTCGTAGGCGATCCTTCGGCGGTCGGGGTCGCCCTCGTCGTGCCTCTTGTTCGCCTGCGCCTCGCCGGGGTTCGCCTGGGGCGCGCCTTCGGTGGGCCCTGTGGTGCGCCCTGGTGCGCCCTCGCTGGTCAGAGCGCTTATGTCGTCGGGGCTGGCAGCCAGTGCGCCCTGGGGCCCGGTGGTGGGGCGCAGGGCGCGCAGGGTGTAGGCCTCGGCCCGGTCCGGGAGGGCTTTGAAGGCGCCCATGCGGTCGATGCGGGTGGTGATCTGCAGTTCGGAGCCGAGCTGGTCGAGGGTGTCGGTCAGGCCGTGGAAGGAGGCGTCGCCGGCGCGCATGAGGGCCTTCTCGTACTGGCGCTGGCCCATCCACCACGGCTTACCGAGCGTGGCGAGAGCGATGACCTTGTCCTGGGCGTTGCGGCGGCTGATGGCCTCGGCGTCGGCGCCGCGGGAGCCGATCCCGAAGCGGGACTCGATCCGCTTGAGGCGGTCGCGCCACAGGCGGGCGATCATCCCGTCGGACTTGATCTCAATCTTGCCGAGCTTCGCTTCGAGGCCGAGGAGCTTGTGCAGGCCGTAGGCGAGCATCACCGGGCCGACGATCCGGACGAGCGCGGTGCCGAGGTCCTCGTGCTCCTGGCGGACGACTTCGATGGCGCCGATCGCCTGGGCGAGGACGAGGACATACGCGGTGCGGGTGGCGCCCTTGTCGTTGAACGCCCAGGCGTACAGGGACAGGCCCAGGACGATGGCCTCGAGGACGAGGCCGACGGTCATGTTGTACGGCGACTCCATGTGGAGGCGCTTCTCGGCGAACCGGGCGGAGGTGTTGGTGGACAGGGCCAGGCCGGCGACGACGACCAGGCCCATGCCGAGGAACCCGGTGAGGGTGCGGCGCTTGTGGCTGTCGGCGCGACCGAACGTCTTGTGGGCGATCCGGTAGCCGAGGAAGAGGATGGGGAGGGCGAGCAGGACGGCCCATGCCTGGACGGGCACCTGCGCGACCGCGTTCTGCACTTGGGTGAGCATGGGCGGGTCCTTCCTGGGTCAGGCGGCGGGCGTGAGGTCGGCCTGCTGGGGCTGCGGGTGGGCTGCGGGGGCGGTGATGGCGAAGTACGCCTCGTACTCGTCGTCGTCCCAGCTGGCGGGGTCGCCGTGGCCTTCGCGGAACTCGATGCCGGTCATCGGGCACCGCCGTGCTTGCTGTGGTCGGTGGCGTAGGAGCGGAGTCGGTCGAGTTCGGCGGGGCTGGTGTCCTTGGCGCGGATGCTGGCGTCGCAGCCCTTGGCCGGGCAGGTGTAGAGCACGGTGCGGGAGGCGTCGTCGAAGCGGATGGCGAGCATGAGGCCGACGGCGAGGGTGGACAGGACGGTCGACATGATCGCGGCGATGCCGACGTGGTGGTTGGCGAGCTGGATGGCGAGGCTGGCGGCCAGGCCGAGGGCAGTGGCGCCGGTGAGGGCGGCGAGGGCGGTGGGCTTCTTCACGTGCGGTTCCTTCCGTGAGCAGTGCGGGTGGGCGGGCGGTGGTTGGTGGTCAGGTGCGGCCGGTGCCGATGCAGGCGGCGCAGATGCCGCCGGGCCAGTTGTCGAACCAGCCGGAGCAGATGGAGCACTGGCCAGCGTTCGCGACCAGGTGCCACAGGCGGATCAGGTGCTTCTTCACGGGGTGGTGCTCC